GCGAACTTCTCGCCCCTGCACAGCGGACACACGCGCCGCGTCAGTTCCTGCAGGCGCGCGTCCAACAGCGCGAGTTCGGCGTCGGCGTCGTGCGTCGTGTCGAGTGTGCGCGCAGCTTCAAGCACGCTCCACCGCCTGTTTCACCCCATTATAGCGCTTCGCCAGTTCGAGTGTCACGTTCCCCTTGCGATCCACCAGCGCCTTCCACGCAGCGTCCGCGTCGCGCTTCCGTCGCCAGGCGTCGCGGCAGGCGCGGGTGAGCGCGTCCGCTTCGGCCTGTAGTTCGTCGTCGCTCATGGTCGTCAGGTCGCGGGTGTTCATTCGTGCGCCTCGCCTTCGTACTCGTCAGCGGCGCGACCGTATTCTTCGGCCAGCGCTTCGACGTCGCGCTCCTGTTCGGCTTTCGTCAGCGGGCGGTGCGCTTCATCAATGGTCACTCGGACAATTCGCCCAGTGACCTTGTGCCAGCCGCGCTCTACCGCCCACGCCGTTTTCTCCATCTCGACGGAAGAATGGGTGCTTTCAACCATACCAATGCCGATGAAAAACTGCGGCTCATCGTCAAAGATCGATTCAAAGGCTTCGACCGCCTTGTCGTGGTCACTGAACACGCCGAGCAGGAAAGTATCCGTAGGATCGGCGTCCTCAACACCCCTATACGCCTTGTACACCGCCACATACACGTCACTCACCGCTGCTCTCCTTCTGCGCCATCAGGCGCATATACTCGAACTCGACGCGCAGCCAGTACGCCGCGCGCTCCATGTTTCCGTAGTCGCGCAGCGCCCGCCGCACGAACACCGCCGCCGCCGGCTGGCCGCAGTTGAGCGCCGCCGCAGCGTCGTCGATCAGCGCCTGCACCGCCGCCGGCGACGTGTGGTAATTCTGCGCCAGCGCGCAGGCGGTGTAGCTGTAGATATGCGTTTGCGGCGCTTCTAAGGCCGGTAGGTGCGTTTTTACGGTAGAACGCGGCACGTCTATGCAGGACGCCAGTGGGTCGGTCTTAGCGGCGCGTCTGCGCCGACGAGCGAGAATCACTTCCGGCAGCACAAACGCCGTGGTGACGACGAACGCCGTAGCCGCGATCACAATGGCGACAAGGTCACCGATCATCGCGCCACCTCCTCGACGGGCCGCAGCAGGCCCACCAGCACCGAGGCCATGCGCGCCTTGTAGCGCGCAAACGCCGTCATGTGGCGGTCGCGGTCGTAGGTCTCGTCTTCGAACACGGTGATGTAGCGCAGGTAGTGTGCTGTCTCGTGCAGGTAGTACGTTTCGCGCGCCTCGGTGGACAAGTGCACATACACGGCATTGTCGAGCCACCAGTACCAGCCCTGTTTGCCCACCGGCCCGTCGGGCATGGCGGCGATGGCGTCAATCGCGGTCGCGTTGGGCGTCTCGGCCAGGTACTCGTCAAGCCACTTGAGCAGGCCGAGCGGCGCGTCCCATGCGCGCAGCAGAACAGCGAACTCGTGTGCGGTCATTCTGCGGCCTCGCTTTCGACGGCGGCGCTGACGCTGTACACGCGCTTAAGCGCACCGTGTTCGCTGATGTCAGCGGCGGAATACGGGCCGAACTCGCGTGCGTCGAAATCGATCCACCGCAGCGGCTGTTTGGCGTGGCGTTCACATGCGATCTTGGCGTCAAACATGGTGGGGAACTCTCCGAGAACGCGGTCGCGCCGCGCGCCCGTGTAGGAGAATGACTTGGCTTTGAATGTTGCCATGTGCGTCGTGCCTCCTGTGCTATACTGAAGGCCGGCGCGGGTGCTGTTTGGCGACTTGCCCGCGCCGGCGGCGACGGCGGCCTGTATTGGCCGTCGTTTGCTAATAGGGAATGTCGTCCTCAGTGGCGGCGGCTTCGTCTTCACCCGCCTGCTGCGCTTCCCAACGCGCTTCCGCGTCGGCCTGCTCGTCTTCGCTGCGCCAAATGGCGTCGAGTGTGTACAGCGGGTCGTACATCACGCGCCCACCTCCTCGCGTCGCTCATTCTTGGCGACGGCCAGCGTGAGCAGGCGATTGTTGTTTGCCCACTCGCGGCGGGCGATCTCGTCGTCCGTCCGCTGCCACACCGCTTCGAGCGGCTCGACCTGCCACGAGTACACCCACTCGCGGCCTTCGGTCGCAAACGGGAGCCACGCGCCGGTATCACCTGCGGGCCGGAAGCTGCGGCAGATGTGCCAGTACTCGACGAATAGTTTGCCGGTGGTCGGGTGCGTGCTGATCACGCGGGCGATCTTCGGGTGCCGCATTTGCAGGTCGCGGACAACGACGCGGTCGGGCGTGCGGATGCTGCTTGCGTTGCGTGCGTTCATGTCTCTCTCCTAGTGGGTGTACGTGCTGCGGTTGGCGGCGGTGGTCAGCGCGTCAAGGCGCTTGCGAAGTAACGAGATCGTGCGCCGATTGCGGAACTGGTCGCGCGTGTTGCCGCGTGCTGCGGCAGCGTCCGCGCCCTGCTTGAGTTGCCCGATCTGCCGCATGATGGCGACGATCTCGGCGTCGGGGTTGGTGGTGCGGTTGGTTGCCATTGTGGTGATCTCCTTAAATGGTGTACTGTTTTTCAATGTGTTGCCTATATACACCATTTTAGGCGCAAAGTCATAAACTGTCAAGCAGTTCATTTGGGATATGTGCGGATTTACGCGGGGGAGTTTACTCGTCCGGTAGGCAACTCATGACCACCATTTTGATCATTTACATGCCACGCCTACCACGGACGGCTAGTCTTCAGTGATGTAGCCGCAGATTTTGCCGTCGCTGGCGACCAGCCGGTGATTGCCGAGCAGGATGCGCAGACGCTGATTAATTTCGTGTTCCGGCAGCTTCCAGAAGGCTTCGAGCGTCATGGCGCGGATTTCGTCAATCGTCAGCGTCTGCACTTCCGTCAGCGCCTGTTCGGACTGCGCGCGGTGCTTGAGCCGGTGGGCTTCATTGTCGAGGATGGTGAGGCGATCCGCCAGCGCCTGAAGCTGCTGCCGGTAGATCGGCTGTATGCTTTCCGCCGCCGACGCCTGCTCCATAATCAGGCGTTCGATCTGCCGGTGCAGGCGCTCCGCTTCGGCCTGTACATCGGTCAGCGCGACGGACGCCGGCACCGCGGGCGCTTCCGTCTGCTGCGCGAGGATGTCGGGCAGATCGCCTTCCAGCAGCTTTTCAAGGATGGCGGCGAAATAGGCGTCCAGGTACGGCTGCCGCACAAAGTTACGCTGTGAGCAGGCGCTGCGCCTTGTCAGCGGGCGCGATCCGGGGACGCACATCACGCCGTAGCGCTTGCCGCGATTGGCGCGTACCGCCAGCGTTGAGCCGCACTCGGCGCAGCGAATAAGGCCGCTGTAGCGGTAGGTGGTATTGGGTCGGCGGCGTCCGTAGATGTCGCGCCGGCGCTTGAGTTCCGCTTTCACGCGCGCCGCCAGTTCGCCGGTGTAGACGGGTGGACAGGTATTGCGGAACATCAGCACCCCATCCGGCACGCGCGCGCTTTCGTCGTAAAGCCATTCGTAGTCGTTGCGCGTGCGGGCCGGCGTGTACCAATGGCGCGCGGTGTGTCCCCAAAACTGCGGCGTCAAGACACAGTGGCGCAGCTGCCCCGGCGCGTAAGGCTGGCCGCGCTCATTCACGTGGCCGAAGCGCTGATACAGCACCGCTTCGATCTGCACCCACCCCACCCCTTCAAGGATCAGCGCCGCGAGATCGTCCCACAGCCGGCGCTTGCTGTCGTCGAGTTCGAGCCGCAGCGCGCGGCCATTCACGGGATCGCGCACCACCACATGCGCCATCATCGGCTTCTGGCCGGCAGGCAGGCCGCGCTCCGCCAGCTTGTCTTTGCCCTTCGTCAGCATCTCGCGTATCCAGCGCATTTCCTTGCGCGTCGTGTACGCCTTCACCATTGCGAAGATGTCGCTGTTGTGCGCGTCGATCCAGCCATCATTGAACGAGTAGATGCGCGCGCCGCAGTCGTCAATAATGTACTCTATGATTTGGTGGATCAGCGACGGGCTGCGCGCAAAGCGATTGGCGTCTCGACAGATGAACACGTCGAAGTCACACGCTTCGAAGTGCGCGGTCAGCTTGTCGAAGGCGTCAATCCCGCGGGCGCGGGCGTCTGCCGCCAGCTTTTCGAGCGTCTTGTAATCGCGGCTGTGGCCCGGCACGCGCAGCACGTCAACGATCTGCCAGCCTTCGCGCTCGCACAGCGCGCGAGCGTCGTCTTCCTGCGCCTGCAGGCTGTAGTGTTCGTCTTCGTCGGCTTGGGCGGTGGTGCTGACAGCGGCCCATATGATAGCGCGGAGAGTCATAATGACTTCTGAGACAACGGTATAAGCAAACTGCACAAAACTAAGGGTAGCATCGAAAGCATCAACGCATCTATAACGAAACCTATCCTATACTATAGCGATTGCACCGCTTGGTGTACTTGCTAATAGAATGCCTGTTCTAATATACTATTCAAAAAGGAACTCTAATCCATGGCCCTCACCACCGCAGAACGGGCAGAGTTGATCAGCAGCCTGAACGCTGATCAACTACTCGCCATCAACATTATCCTCGCGCTGATTCGAAGCGGCAGCTTGCAGCAGGAAGGCGTCGATCATGCTGAGCGCCGCGTCGGGCAGCTTCTCCAACTGTTTGGCCCGCATCACGTAGGAAGTGGACAGGCCGACGAGCGCCTCTAAGTCCGGCTTCGTTTCCGGATACGCTAAGGCAAACAGTACCATGACGTTCGTATTGGTGGCGCGGGCGAGCTTGATCACAAATGTCGCGGTGAGTTCGCGCCCCTTACTTCGTTCAGGATGCAGCACGTAGCCAATCGTGGTGTGTGCGACACCCACCAAGCGCCCGAACTCGCGTTCCGACATATACCGCTTCCGCATCTCCGCTAGAATGAAGTCCCTCAAGGTGTCCATACAATTCACCTCCCGATCCCGTACTAGTTTATTGACTTCGCGCCTAAAAAGCTATATAATGGTGTATGTAGACAACGCACGGAAAAAGGAGGCCCCAGACAGTGGACGATCTCGTGACGACAGTCAGTATTCGAGCCAGCCGGCAGTACATCAAGGCGATCAGCGCATTGGCACGCCAGCGCGATCAGCGCATTGGCGATCTCATTCGAGAAGCGGTAGACGCGCAGCACGGTGAATCCTTGCGGCGTCTTGTCGAGTTTTTTGATGCCAACAGTGGTGTATTGAAGCACCAATCGGAAAAAGAGAATGCGGGATAGTAGCGGCATGACATCACGTCCAAATTTCCGCCCGCTGCCGGCAGACGCGCAAGCACTCACGGCAGACCACGCCCGCGCAATTGCCGGCGGCAGCGCGCAACTCGCGCTGTCGGGCCTTCTTGATCAGCATACCACGGATTCCAAGTGTTACGCGGACGCACCACTTTCCGAGGCGAGCGCATGAGTGAATTGGCGCCGCAACTCGACTTCCGTGTAGATGCGGAATTCCGCGACAACATCCCGCCACTGAGCGACGCGGAATATGCGGAGCTTGAGCGCCTGCTGATCAATGAAGGGTGTCTGCACCCGCTGATCGTGTGGGAAGGCGAAGGCATCCTTGTAGACGGGCATCACCGGCTGCGCATCTGCGAGCAGCACGGCATCGACTACGAAGTCAAGCCGATGCCGTTCCTGTCGCGCACGCACGCGCTGCTGTGGCAGCTTCGGCATCAGCGCGGGCGGCGCAACATCAGCGACTACCAACGCGACCTGATGGCGCTGCGTGAACAGGCGCTGTTGAGCGAGATCGCGCGGGAGAATCAAGCGCACGGCATGACTGCCCCAGGGAGAACGCTTTCTTCAAATTTGAAGAAAGCGTCGGAGTCTATCGACGCATGGCAGCAGGCCGCCGGCGACAACAAAACGTCTGTCGGCTCCATGCACAAAACGGCCACCATCGAAGCAAAGGCACCGGAGCCAATCAGGGCGAAGGCGCGGGCGGGCGAACTGTCGCGCCATGCCGCCTACGAACTGACGAAGGCACTTGAAGACGTGCCGCAGGACGTGATCGACGTGGTGACGGCGTGGGACATCACCGACGCCGAGCTTGTGCCGCGCTTAACGCACGTGTACACGAACAAAGCTGCCACTTGGGACATCATCACCACGACCGGCACGCTTGACGGCGAACGGCCCGTTGCGCGTGTCAGTCCCACGGAGTTCGACGGCTACCTTGAACGCGCCAGCTATGAACACCGCAAGGCCGCGCAGGAAGAGCGCCGCCGCCGGCTCATTGAAGGCGCGAAACAGGCGCAGCTTGACCCGACGGCGAAATACCGCGTGATCTACGCCGATCCGCCGTGGCAGTACGGCAACACCATGCCGACGAACTTCACCGAGCAGGCGGACTATTACCCGCTCATGCCCATCGAAGACATCGGCAAGCTGCCTGTTGCTGAGCTTGCCGAAGACAATGCCGTGCTGTTCCTGTGGGTGACGTCGCCCATCCTTGCTGAAGCGTTTGACGTCATTCGTGCGTGGGGCTTCACCTACAAGTCGAGCTTCGTTTGGGACAAGGTGAAGCACGTCATGGGCCACTATAACAGCGTGCGCCATGAACTGCTGTTGGTGTGTGTGCGCGGCTCGTGTCAGCCGGACGTGCAGCGGCTGTTTGACAGCGTCGTCACCGAAGAGCGCACCGAACACAGTCGCAAGCCGGAAGTCTTCCGTGAAATCATCGACACGATCTACCCCTACGGCAAACGCATTGAACTGTTCGCGCGGGTGAAGGTGGAAGGGTGGGACGCATATGGCAACGAGCTATAAGCAGAACATCACCTACATCGACAGCAAGCGCCAGAACAGCTTCGAAGACGGGCTTGAGTTTCAGGACTTCGTCGCGGACTTGTTCGCCACGCGGCTTGGCATCCCTTTGACGTCGTATGCGTCGCGAAAGTACCAATTCGACCGCGGTGAGACTGTTCAAGGCGTCGAAATCAAATTCGACTCGTGGTGTTCGCGCACGCGCCGCCTGAGCATCGAGACTGCCGAAAAGTCACGCGCCGATCAGCATGTATGGATACCAAGCGGCATCTACCGCGAAGACAACACGTGGCTTTACGTGCAGGGCAATCACGACATCGTTTACGTGTTTGCCAAATCCACGCTGCGCATCCTTGAGCAGACAGGGCGCTTCCAAGCGAAGGAAGAGCCGACACTTAGAGCGTTCTACCTACCGGACGACGCCGCGCGCAAGTATGCGGCACTCGTGTTCGACATCACCACCCAATCGGTGGACGACGCAATTCCCTTCTAGGAAAGGAGCCCCCGAACGATGAGTAACGCTTTAGCAGTGGTGAACGCGACCGAATGGCAGGCCATGATGCAGATGTCCGAGGTCTTGGTGCGGTCGGGCTTCTTGCCGGACTCAATCAAGACGCCACAGCAGGCCGTCGCCATTATTCTCGCCGGTCGTGAACTCGGCATCGGGCCGTGGCAGGCCATTCAGGGCATCAACATCATCAAGGGACGCCCGACGGTGTCCCCGCAGTTGATGCTGGCGCTGATCGAGCAAAGCAAGCTGCTGGAAGACATTTCAATCACGGGCGATGCCAAGTCTTGCACCGTCATGATGAAGCGTCGCGGACGCTCACCGCACACCTTCACATTTACGATGGAAGACGCGAAGGCGTTGGGACTTGCCGACAAGTCGAACTACAGGACGCAGCCGAAGGTGATGCTTCAGTGGCGCGCAATTGGCGCTTGCTCACGCATCGTCTTCCCCGACGTGATCATGAAGCTGTACACACCCGACGAGATGGGTGCTGATGTGACGATCACCGAAGACGGCGGCATGGAAGTGGTCAACACCGAGACGGGTGAGATCGTCGAGGCCGCGCCGGTGGTGGAAGACGCCCCGCTGCCGTTCTCGCAAGATCGCCCGCGCATTGAGCAGTTCGTCGCACGCATGTCCGATGCCTACGGCGTGACCGCGCCGGAGATCGTCAAGGCGCTCGGTGTTACCCGCTTCGGTGAGTACGCCGGCAGCGAAGACGACGCCGAAGCGACCGTCAAGGCGTGGGTGAAGCCGGAAGCCGCAGCGCCCGCCGCCCAGCCTGTCGAGCCGAAATCGAAGGCGAAGCCCAACGGCAAGGCCGCCGACGCGAAAGCGCCCGACTGGACGCCGGAACTCGCGCAGGCGTGGGCGAACATGCTGAAGTGGGCCGCGGACGAGTTTGACATGAACGAAGAAGCGGTGCTGCTCACGCTGAACGACGTGCAGCCGCCCGTACTGTCGAAGAAGGACTGGCGCGGCACGACCATGCAGGCGCGCGGCGCTGTCATTGCCGGCTTCTGCGAATACGACGCGGCGCGGATCGACGCCTGGTGCGACAAGGCGCAGGCGACGGACGAGCTGCGTGGCCGCGCAAAGGACATGGCCGAAGCGTACAAGCTGGCCGCCGTCGAGGTGCGCTAGTGGAAGGCCGCAAGGGACACCGCAATCACCCGAAGCATGGCCGCATGTATCTCACAATCGCGCAGTTCAACGTCTTGGGCGCAATGAACGCCCTGCGCCTGAAGGGTGACTACTTTATCGACCTGAGCGACGTTCACGGGCAGATCGTCACGTCGCTGGTGGGACGCGGCTATATCGCGCCGCGTTCCGCCGCCCCCGACGAACACGTCTACCGCATGACCGGCTTAGGCTTGGACGCCTACAACTTATTCAAGGTGCCGCGCCTGTATCGCAAGGACGGCCTGTGTCCGCGCTGCGGCAAGCGCCCGCGGCAAGACTACGGCCACCGGCTTGGGAACTACTGCGTCGAGTGCGCCGCCGAGGTGCGACATAAGCACTACAAAGCGAAGGCGACGCTGCGTGACCCGAACAAGCCGTGCGCGCGCTGTGGCGCGACGCCGCGCCACGTCACGCCGTCGGCGGTAAGCAGCTACTGCATTGACTGCTACCGCGAACAGGCGCGCATTGAGCGCGTCCGACGCGAACAGCGCATCCGTGACCGCGCCGCTGCCGGACGGGTGACGACCTGCTCGCGCCCAGGCTGTGACAAGCCGGTGCGGATCAGCGCGCACTCCATTTCGGCCTACTGCGCCGAACACAGCAACGCCAAGCGCATGGACAGCCACCACCGCCGGATGGCGCGCAAGTATGCGCGTCTGCGCGTCGT